ACAAACTTGGTGGATACTTCAAGAACAATCTTGAAATCTCCTCTAACTTCCGTGCTGACTTTGCTACAACAGGCAAAAAGAAGGTAATGGGTATTGATATCACTACATTCTCAACTCCTTATGGAGACATGAACGTAGCTAGAAATATGCACCTTGATGGGACTGATATTAAAATGCTTGGTATTAACATGAAGTATTGTAACTATCGTCCATTGGCAGGTAACGGCATCAATCGTGATACATCTGTATACGTTGGTGTTCAAACACTAGAAAACAGCGGAATTGACCGAAGAGTAGACTTAATCCTAACCGAAGCCGGTATGGAATGGTCTTGCCCTGAAGCTCACGCTGTTTGGCGATAGGAGGTCTGATTATGGCAAATCCATTATATGGATCAAATAAGTTCGATGACGATGCTAATCTATATGCCAAAGGTAAATGTGAAGTAAAAACTGTAACTGGAAGTTGTACCTTAACTGCCGATGATAGCGGTAGTGCTGTTTTGGTAGGTACAGATGCGCTTGTAGTAACACTGCCTGCAACTTCTGCAGGACTTCAGTATACCTTTATCAATAGTGGCGCTGATGGTAATAATATCATTACTATTAGTCCTGCTGCTGCTGATAAGATCATTGGCACTATAGTTAATGCTGCTGCTGACGCTGTAGCTACTGCCTCAGATGATGGTGACTTAGTGAATACCAAAGCAACTTCAAACAGAGGTGACAGAGTAACACTTATCGCTGATGGTGTAGATGGCTGGTATATTGCTGAAGGAGCCGGTATCTGGGTTGGTGCTTAGTCATGGCTGATAAATACTGGGTGGCTAATAAACCAGACAAGGTTGTTTCTGTAGTTTCTGAAACAGCTGGTGCATCTGGCATAGCTGCCGTTGATTTAGGAGCTATAGTAAAACTCACAAAGACTATCTTATACTCTGAGATGGCTGACGGAGGAAGTACAGCTGGAACATTTACTTTTGCGGAATCTATTCCAGCAGGAGCAGTGTTCTTGAGAGCAGTATGCATAGTAGGAGCTGGTTTCGCTGGCGATTCTTCTGCTACTATGACAATAGGCGATGGAACTGATGTTGATAGATACAGTACGGGAACTCCGAGTGTATTTGCAACAGCAGCTGCCGGAGTAGATTTAGGAATACCATCAGGTATAGCTAATCATTCTGCAGCAAAAGCCCCTGTTGTTACTATTACTGCTGGATCTGACTTCGGTGATGTAAGCGCTGGTAGTGTTACAGTTGAGCTCTACTATATCAAGTAAGTCAAGTAGATAAACAAATAAATCTGCCCCCCTCACCTGTGGAAATTCTCTCCCCAGGGGGGGGTAGGTTTTATTAAGAGGAATTAAATGGCAACATATAAGCAATTAATAGAAGAAAAAGCAGGACTTAATCTCGGTGGAGATCAAACTAGTATAGTTGCTACTATGAGTGCTACTGATAGTACTGGCTCTGCTGGTGCTGCATATACATTTACTCTTACTGCAGGACATGGCCTAACGGCTACTAATATTGGGGATCAAGTAGAGCTTTCAGGTTTTACTCAATTGACCGCCTTAAATGGCGTAGTTACACAATTAGCAACTTTATCAACTAATGCAGTAACTCTTGAAGGAGTTATATCTACTGGTACTCAAGAAACATCTACGGGTGCCTCATTTACATTTAAAAGTACATTTCCTGACGATACTCGGGCAGGAGTATATCTTGCCGAGGCCTATAAAGACGTAGTTAATAAAGTGGCTGCATCTTCACCAGATATGCTAGGTTTATTCTCTAAGAAGATAGATAGTGGGTGGACTAATAATACATATCCATTACAAAATCATTATATATTTGGGGTATTCAGAAAGGGAAGCGCTGCTCCTGCTGATAAATTTAGGGAATGCAGAGAGGCATTAGTTCATGAGAAACATTTAGTCTCGGATCCCAATAGTATATATGCAGCTACAGAAATGGATCCAGTATATTTTACTGAAAACAGGCAATTAACAGTTATACCAGATCACACTGTTAATAGTGGAGAATTTGAATTTTTAGGTATAGCATCTCCAGATACAATAGATGTAACTTATACATACCCTAATCAGCTAATTTCAACGGGCGATATAATTATGCCACAGGATTTTTGCATTTATTTAGTGCTATATGTAGCTGTTAAATTGGTGGAGATTAAATTATCAAAAATGAATGATGGATTATCTACCATGATCGATGAAGACACTAAAGGAGCCACTCCAAACTTAACTTCAGATAGTGCTACTGCAGTTAATGGATGGGAGGCTGTCAGGTTCTATATACAAGATGAAGAGGATGTGGAATTGGCTGGAGCTAAATTACAAGAATTAAACGCAGAACAGCAACAATGGACTTTAGAATATCAATGGTATCAAGAAAGATTGTCTAGATTAAAATCTGAATACCTAGAACCATTTGCATCTGCTGCAGCTAGTGAAGGAGCATAATGATATTACGAGAAATGATTGAATTTGTAAAACAACACCATCCTGGTATGGGTGAAAAAGAGATTATAATATTGCTAAATGAGGCTATGGATGACTTTTCTTCTGATACAAGAATCTCAGAAGGCTCATTTACTTTTAATACGGCAGTAGATCAAAGGTATTACCCCTTATCAGATGATATATTAGAGATAAAAGAAATAAACTATGATAGTAGTACTTCAGGAGGAAAACGCATACCTAGATTAATAGGTATACCAGATGAAAGGGATATTGGATAATGGCACAACCTACATACCCACATACAATAGATAAAGATTATGCCTGGTGGCTTGATAGAGGCAACATTGCAATAGCCTATGCTAAAGATACTCAGTCTAATGGAGGAAGGGCTATTATTGGAGGAGATGGACTCCCTGATGGTACTTTTAGCTCTACCACTGGCATTCGTGAAAGAAGTTATACTGGAGAATGGCTATCCCCACATGAGATTACACAGATAAGAATATTTTGCATTAAGAAATCAGAAGTATTTACTGAGGCAGAAAAGAACGCTGGGACTTCTCCATCTGGAAAGTTTATAGCTGGAGGCATGACTGACATGCCAGAGTTTCCAAGTCAATTCCATAGAGCCTTAGTATATTATGCTGTATCTAAGGGCTATGAAAATAAACCAGAACTCATGAAGCTTAATGAAGTATTTAATGCTAAGTACAATGAGTATAAAGAGAAGGCTCATAGATATGTGGGCAATAAAAGATTTTATGGACCCAAACAAGTTAAGACTGGTAGAACATGGGGGATTATGTAATTGGGCTGGGATTCAAATAGTAGAAATGATTCAATGAGTTTAGATTATGGTGATTGGAGGCTTTCTTCCAATGAGCCAGCCCCTATAATTATTGAATTTAATAATACAGTTGGATATACTGCCAATACGTTCAACCGTACAGATCACGGAAGCGCAATTGCCATGAAGGCTAATAGGAGTAAATGGGCATTGGACTATGATCAGCTTGGTTTGCTACATGATGTAAATAATGCTTCTAATACCTTATTACCTGGGCCTAACAGTCATGCTGGGATTATTGACAATATGATTTATTGGGATGAGGGAGTTCAAAGCCGAAATGATATTAATGACATTCTTGGGGTAGCAGATGGTAAGATTACAGGAATGTATGCAGTGTATCCATCTACGGAATACTATTTCTGGACAGGATCAGCTTGGACAGGTAGTCAGGTAAATACTTCTGCTTCTGGCTGGTTTCAACTCACTACAGGGACTCCAGGTGTTGTCCAATTAGGTAGTAATTTTACCTCAAAGATTAAATACATGAGTAACTCAACATACGAACAAATGACAAAAGACTAGGAGAGATAATGGAAAAGGAAGTATTATTAACAGAGCAAGAAGCTAATGTCCTAATTGGGCTACTAGACATAGCAGTGAAATCAGACGGATTGAAAGTTGCACAAAACGCATTAGCTTTAGTTAGCAAGCTACAGCAGGCATTTACAGATGCTCCAGAGCCACAAGCTCCAGAGTTAATGGAAGAAGAGGAGCTTATCGATGGATAATCTAAAGGACTCCTTAATTACCGTAAGTCAAGGAGGTGGAGCAATTTTAATAAGTTGGTTGGAATTTATACCTGAAGTAGTAAGGTTTGGGATCTTAATCGCTACCTTTATACATATAATAATAAAGATTAGAAAGGAGCTTCCAGGTGGCAAATAAAGGAAGACACGAATTTTCAATACAAGAAGCTGTTAATATGGATAGCTTTACTAGTTGGAATTATGAAGAAATCGATCTGTCTACTGGAGGGGCAAAGAGCGCTCAATATATCACAGCATCAGATCCAGCTAAAAAGGTAGTTATTTATGATAAGCCTGGATCAGGTACTAGTTACTTAGATGCTGGGGATGTATTATCTTTAACTATAAATGGGGCGGCTGCTCCTGGTATTATAAAAGTCGATGCAACTGATTTGCCATTTACCCTTGCCGGTGTTATGGTAACATCATTAACAATCACTAATAGTGCCCCAGGTGGAACTAATTCAGTGGCTGTGTTAGCGTTTCATTAAGGTATAAATGCATAATCTTTCTATAAATGAGGCCCTTAATAGTAAGGTATATAAAGAGATTAACTATGAAAGCTTTGTTTTCCTGGACTCCCCAGATATAGGAAGTTTTGATGATGCTTCAGATTGGACTTTAGATACTGGTTGGACCATTTCTAATCCTGGCAGTGGGAACCAAGCAAATTATGTTGATCCTGGGGGGCCTGTTTCTGGTAGAGATATAGAGTCGTCATCTGCATCAGTAATGTCTATAGGAAACGAGTATACGATTACATTTGACATAGTGAGCTTTGTGTCAGGAAGCATCCGTATAGAGGGGATGAAGCCAGAGGTCATTTCGTTTTCTAGTACAGGCACTCATACCGCGACATTTATAGCTATTACTACTAAGCTTAAATTTACCTCTGTTTCAGGTGGGAGGCTTTCAATAGATAATGTAAGCGTAAAGGAAGCCCCATCTGATCATGTAGCGACATATATTACTAGTGCAAACCCAGCTAAAAAGATAAGTTTAGATAAGATAGCAGGGTGGGAAGGCGTTGGAGCTATAGGATATGAAGACGATGATGTTATAGAAATAATGTTAAATGGGGAATATAGTGCCAATAAAAGGATCGCTATAGAAGTATCGGATTTACCTTTTGTTATTGAGGGTATGTTAATAACTCAACTTGATTTAACAATGCATTACGGATCTCATGGGTATGATAATGACTCTTCCGTAGATACGTTTGACTTGCATTCATATCACTAAGGAATATTATGTTTGGACAAAAGAAAAAATTAATAGTTAGGAAAAAAGATCTAGATCAAGCTATATTGACTAAGAATATGATTCTTATGAAAGAGTGTGAACTTTTAGATGCTGATATAAAGTCCAAAAAAACTGATATAAAAGATGGTAAAAAGGCTATTTCTGAGATTGTTAAGAGCTGTAGGAAAGAAGAGGACCACATCTCTGGTCTATACACTCAAACCTTATCCCTAACAGATAGTTTGGATGAGATGAAAGGGGAGATAACTTCATTAAAGAAGACAGCTACAACCTTAAAGGGGAATACTAAATCTCTTGCAAGCAATGAGGCTAGATTAATTGCTGATATTGATATTCTTGATGTGGAGCTAACCAAGAAGATTACTAGAAAAAATGAGATTCTAGATTTAATAGAAGCAAATAAGGGAATCAAGAAACAAGTAAGGGATTCTAATGTAATATTATCTAAGCTTCTTAAGGATATAGAGGTAGGTAAAGAGAATGCAAGTGTATTATATTCAGCCCTGGCTATACAGAAAGAAGAGCATAGAGAAGCGATAAAAACTATGTCTATTGAAACTAAGAAGATTGAAGCTAATCTTAAGCAAGCAACAACAAAGCATAAGGCCTTGGAAAAAGAATGTAAACTTAAGTCTGAACAACTAGAGGCTACTACAGAGCGTACAAATGCACAGGTAGAGGGTCTTAATCATCTTATCAAACAGAGGACAGATGAGTATGGTCAATTAGGTGAGCAAATGATAGAAAAAGAGAATGATATTAAAAGAGCTGAGTTTAAAGCGAGTAAGATAATAGAAGAGGCGAACAGTTCTGCTGGTGAGATACATAAAAACTTTAAATCATGGAAGACTGATGTGTTGTCTGAGGTAACTAAATTACAATTAACTAGCGATATTAATGCTCTAACAGAGGCATTTCATATTATAGGAAGCGATCAATTATCGGAGGTATTAAATGGCGCATAAAGGAATAAGGCAATATACTAGTGAGGAAACTAGTAATATATTAATGGGGCAAACAGGATTTGTTATTATTCCTGCAAGCAAAAAGTTATATCTGGTGGGAGGAGTGCCATATATATCAAATCATAATGGTAGTTCTGCTGCGGTTGCCCTAGGTGATCTGAGTATAAAATGCAATCAGTTTCCTGTGATAAAGGTATTAGATGCAGGGACAATATCATGCAATACAATTAGAGGAGATGCATTCACTACTACTGGAGCTGCCCCTACTAGCGGGACCTTCACAAGCACTGATATTACTGTAGGATTAGCAGATCAATACTTTGGGTCATTTAATGAAGTGTGGACTGGCTCAAGCACAATTGTGTGTGCTTATTTAGGATAATAAATGGATCTTCATACATTAATAGCATCTGAATCCGCAAATATTGATTTAAACCAACTTGACCGTAAGGTTTTAAGAGGGTTTCAGGTATGCAGTGGGACTATATATAAGGTCGTCTCTAATTATGATTACTTGCTTGTTAAAATGAAGAGTAATACTGTCGGGCACGACTTAACAAGAGATGGATCGGAATACTTTACTGACAATAAACCTGCTTCAGGAGCACCAGGTTTTTCTGGGGGCAATTCTACTACTACTGTTACCGAGGGAGATTTTGAGTCAGCTTCTATTTGGGACTCTGATGGCGGAGACTATATTGTTATGACTAAAGGTCAGGAGATAGTTGGTAACTTTAGTGAGGTAAAGATACTTGATGGCTCAGCTAATATTTATGGGGCAGACTTAGAGATAAAAAATCACATTAATATCTCTACAGACTTTACTGCACTTGCAGGCAGTGCTCAAATGGGAGGTTTTGAAAGCGGATTAGTTTATTGGCTAGATGCATCTGATTCTAGTACAATGTTAGCTCTTTCAGGAAATGTATCTCGCTGGGATAACAAATTAGATGCCACTCACTCCTTTCGTCAGGTGACCTCACTTAAGCAGCCAGAAAAGGTGCAGATTGATTTAAGAACGCAAGGGGGTAGCCAATTCGCTGATGCAATACAATTTACTAGCGGTAAATACATGAGTTCGAATACTGGAGTGGGCCCAGCAAATGCTTTTTCTGAGTACACGACTCCACAGGCAGATTATTATACTATAGCGATGGTGGTTAGTGGGGGCACAGGTCTTACGGGAACGATACTTGATAGAGCATATGATGATTCAGGAACTACATATTGCCAGAATAGGTTTGAAATTGTTAATCCATCAGGAAGTTCAGCATATTATAAAAGAACCATTGGTGGGCTTATTGCTTCAGGGATAACTGAAGCTACAGTGGATATAGCAGACCAGGGGACGATTATTATTAATTCAGTAGGATATGATACTCAGCTGGCAACATGGGCAGACTATGTATGGATAGACTCTAATGGCCCAAGTGAAGCAGTATCAAGCTATAATTATGGCAATGCATGGAGCGCTACAGCTGGTGACACATTAGGATGTGAGATTAATTGGCCTACATCTACCCCCACCAATTTCCTTGAAGGGAATATACACGAAATACTTATTTTTAAAAACCGGCTATCTGTTAGTGAGTTTGCTGACTATGGCTTAAACGAAGAAATGGTAAATGCAATAGGACACTACTTAGACCATAAGTGGTTTAATGGTGCAATATTTGAAAACACATACTAACAAAAGGAGAAGGAAATGGCAGTAGGAGATCCAGTAAACGTAAATAATCCAATGGGGCTTTCATATAGTGGTAAATCTAGTACGGTAAAAGAATCACTATCTAGAGCTAAGGCAGAATCTGCAGCACATACTCTAGCAAAAGGTTCAGAGCCTGCAGGTAAAATAAAAAAAGGCGGAATCACTAAGCAAGCCAGTGTAAAGGCTACGCAAGCACAGCCAAAAAAGACTACATCAGGTGATCTTAATATGACGCGATGGACTCAAGGCAAAAAAGATAAAACCCCATCTAAGATGCAAAAACAAAAGGGTGGACACGCAAGCCCAGTTAGGGGCCGATCAGATAGATAGTAGTTATTCATCGTAACTTTAAGTTGAGGAGAGAATATGCCTAAAAGGAATAAAAGTGCCGTTAAGAGGGCAATAGTGACCCCAGATAAGCACTTCCCCTTAGAGGATAAAAAGGCTATAAAGGTAGTATGTAAAGCTATCGAAATAGTAAAGCCGGATATTTACATTGATTTAGGAGACACAGGTGAGTGGCAATATTTTAGCACTCATTACTGGAAAGGTAGATCTGCTAAACCTATGGAAGATTTAATCCCATTGCTTGATGAAGAAATTAGGCAAGTAAATAAAGGTATGGACCAGATAGATGCATCTTTAAATAAAACTAGGTGTAAGGAAAGGCATTTTGTACAAGGTAATCATGAGGTATGGTTGGATAAATTTGTCCATAGATATCCATACTTAAATCATTACGTTACAGAAAACGCTCTTAACTTAAACGATAGAGGTTATCAGTTTCATCCTTACAATAGAAAGAAAACTTTAAAGATAGGTAAGTTAAACTTTACGCATGGGAAGTTTGTTTCAAAGTATCATTCTTATAAGCATTTAGATGTTTATAGTGAAAATATAATGTACGGACATACTCATGATCTGCAAAGGCATACCAAAACTCATGCAGGAGGGACTATAAGTGCGTGGAGTTTAGGCTGTTTGAAAGACATAGAAGAGGATGAAGATTGGCTAAGTGGAAGACTCACTAATTGGAATCATGCTTTTGCAATAATTGACTTCTTTGATAATGGCGACTTTAAGGTTGAAGTAGTTGAAATTATCAATGGCAAAACAACACTATGGGGAGAAGTACTGGATGGTAATTAATGGACTTTATAGCAATCTTGGACCAATATGGATTTCCGATAGTAGCAGCAATAGGGCTTGCATATTTTATTTGGAAACAGAACAAATTCATCCAGGATACACTGATGGAGGAATTAGAAGAAAGTTTCAAGAGATTGGAAGGCATTATCATTCAGTTGATTAATCAGCAAAAGAAAATTCAAATAGAGCAAAAAGGAATAGAAAAGTCCTACAAGGCTCTTGTAGATATAATAACCAAACTAATAAAGAAGGAGAAGTAACATGGGAATGTTTGATGGAGTTAAAGAGGATTTAGTAAATGAGTTATTTGGAGAAGACTTACAAAAAGAAATTGTAACTGCTTTGAATAAGAATATTGATATTCCATTTATATCAGAAGCCACTGAAGAAAAAGCATTAAATGCTGTATATGATACTATTGAAGGTATCCTTAAGGCAGCCATTATGAAGAAATTTTAATGGGTAAAAAAGCATTAAATCCTAGGGACTGGGAAGAATATGATGATGATAATGATTTGTTATACTCATACCTAAAGAAAAAAGGAAAACATAAAATTGCCAAAGCAGACGATAAAGATAAAGGACTTCGCAGGGGGCCTGAACGAGCTACAAGATCCTAGGGATATAGGACCTAATCAATTTGCTGAATTAGATTCTGTCAATATAGATGACCCAGGACGAATACGCCTATCCGGTGGTATAGTAGCTAACGGTGGGTCTACGGGCTATGCTGCTGATTATACTGCAGATAATAGTGCAATGAGCTCTGATAAGCAATTATTGGGCTTTGTTCACCCTGGCCATGGATTGTATCAGACAACTAGCGATGTACAGGTATTGGCAGCAGTAGACGACTATAGGGATGCACATGAAATAGATGATCAGGTTGTAAGTTCTGAGACTATTGCTCAGGTAGCTAACCAAATAACCCTTCTAGGCAATTCTTATACTGGCTCAGGGGCACAGAATACAGTGGCTTTATATGATCATAATGCAGATCTCTGGCATTTAACTGGTATAGATATCAGTCATGACACTGCTAGTGCAAGTGAACTTTCAAAACCCTTAATATACAATCTAAATGGTGGTATACGAGCATGTGAATCTAATTTTGATTTAACTGGAGGCGATTCTAAAGTTCTCCAATATATCAAGAGAACACATTTTGATGATGGTACTGCTGGCAATTCATTTAATGGTTGGTTTACCTGTAACCAAGAGATATCTAATAATCCAGAGAAGACTGGAATGCATGCTAGGGCTACTGCAGAAACAACTGATTTAACTGTCCAGCTATGGACAGCTGGCGGAAGTGCCCCTAGCAATACTCAAACTAGTACTGCTGATGTTAATATTTGGTTCGTAGAGAGTGCAAATGCAAATGCTTTTGGGTGGAACAATGCAGTGACTGGTGTTAATTGGCAAGCTGGTATATCTTATGTTTATGATGATGGACAGGAGTCTCCTTTAAAAATTTCATCTACTACTATCGGCATTCAAGCGGCCCACAATGTTAGCTTTAGAGCCTACTTTTCGCCAGAGACAGGAAGTGGAGCTTCGGCTAAATGTATGAACCCAAGATTAAAAGGTGTAAACTTATATGTTAAAGGGAGTTCTGCATCAAGTGCTCAATCTAACAATTGGTTTTTAGCTGGAGTATTTGAATTTGAGAATGGAAAAGGTGGCAAGCGTCCTCAAGATGATGGATGGGGTGATTGGACAGGGTCTTCAGATGACTTTTATGCTAATACTGATACTTGGGCTAGTCCTCCTAGCGTTGAAACCTTTAGAACTAGAACGGGGAGACGTGTTAATGAGGCTGTTCATGCCAGGTATAAATGTGCAGTAGAAGCAAGAGGCAGAATGTATATAGGCAATGTTATGCATGCAGATGATGCTGGTGCTTCTGAGACAGTTTATCCTGATAGAATGCTTAAAAGTAAGAGAGTGAATGGTAAGGTATCTCCTGATATATTTCCAGCTAGTGAAATGGTAGAGTTAGCAAATAATGATGGTGAAGAGATTACTCATCTAGCTTATTTTATGGGAAAATTATTACAATTCAAACAAAATACTTTATATGTTATAAATATTACAGGAGCTGCAGAAGCATTAGAAAGTACGCATAAGCACTTAGGTATTACTCACCCTTCACAAGTTTGTACAACTGCATCAGGTGTTGCATGGGTATGTGAAAAGGGTATAATGCTTTATAATGGCCAGAGTATTACAAATTTAATTGATGGCAAGATAAGTACTAGTGTATGGAACGCATTCTTTGATTTAGATAACATACCCTCAATAGCATATGATGCTAATGATGCAAAGGCCATTATCTCAAGAGGTAGTGACGAGGATGTAGATAAAGACATATATATATTTGACCTAAAGTTGAAGGCGTTTATATATAAAAAGGATGGTTTAAATGTATCCTATATTCCTGATAGCTATCTTTCAAATATGATTACTGATTTTAATGGAAATATTGTTGTCTATAATAGTATTAAAACAGGTAGCAATACACATATATCAGCTGCTGGTAGTAAAATGTATAAATGGGATAAAACCCCTCAGCCCTCCTCTTATTTTAATGTAGTGACTAAAGATATAGACTTTGAAGAACCTTCAGTAAAGAAAAAAGTATACAAGTTATATATAACGTATAAATGCACAACTGCAGATACTAATGTTATTGTGCAATATGCGGTCAATGGGAGTAAAGATTGGAAGCAATTTGGAGTAGGCAGAAGTGAAGATATGGCAACTGGATATACTACTAATTCAGTGACTTATGCTGAATTGGATGGGTCTAAATCTGTATGGACATTGGCTGAGTTAAGACCATTTACTTCATCAGAAGCTAATAATATATACTCTGTACAAATTAAAATATCTGCTATACGATCTGTAGCTACAATGGCAGTTCATACTGGCGGTTCAGGCTACAGTGCCACCACTGTTAGTCCTAGTGGGGGTAGCGGTGAGGGATTATCAGTAACTACGACTGTAAGTGGTGGTAATGCCCTGACTGGGGTTTCTGCCATTGGCAATGGTGGAGTAGGCTATGCAGAAGGTGATGTGGTAGATGTAGGTGGTGGTAGTGGTGGAAAATTATATGTAGCCAGCTTAAATACTGTACCTGCAGATTTTGAAATTAATGATATGAGTGTAGTATATAGGGGTAAAAGAGTTAAATGATGGACGACTACAAATACAATCCCTATAATGACTATGTCTATGGTGATGAGGAATATTCAGATTATACTTATGAAATGGGCGATCCAGGCGGTGGTGGTGGAGATGGCCCTGGCAATGGAGAAACTCAACCTGGAGGCAATTATGCTCCTCCTACACAAGAGGAGATTCCAGTAGGTCCTCCTGCTAGTCCTCCATCTGAAAGTCAATCAGGAAGCGGTACTAGTGGTACTACAGACACTGTTATTGATGATGGAACCACTCCTGCAGATAATGATGGATATGAGGGTGAGATTAGAACAGTTATGTCAGCTAATGGGCCTATTATGTATCGTAAGACAAACGGTTCATGGGTTGTTTATTATGGCACCTCTAATTTTGCTCCAGATGGTTCTAATATAAATGAGGTTATAGCTGCAGCATTAGCTAGTATGGGGATGGATGTCCTTGAATCAAGTGGCGGTGATGTATTAGATTCAAGTGGAACTCTTCCTGATCCATTAGTTGTTACTGGATTAACTGTTAACGGAGTATTGACCGCAGCTGGAACTGAGACAGGTATAGATCATGGCACCTTAGGTGGAAAGAGTGATGATGATCATACTCAATATGCAATATTAACAGGAAGAGCTGGATCTGAGCAGAATCTAAGGGGAGGGGTAGCGCCTGGGGGCCACTTGTACCTAGAGAGTACCACAGATAATTCCAAAGGTATTGTTAAGATACAAAATAATAGTGGAGGAGTGTTAATAGGTACCGATACGACTCTAGCAGGAGGCTTACATGTAGCAAGTCAGGTTGGCAATGTATCTCTCCATATGTCTAGGGATGGCAATGATGGTGATCATGGACAAATTCATACAGGATCTAATGGTGAAATGGTTATTAGGGCGACTAGTAATAGTGCAGTCCCTAGTCTTACGCTCCAAACATTTCTAAATGATGGAACAGCATCCGGGGCAAAAGCGGGAGATATAGTATTTGATAATACAGGTGGGGATGTTAGACCAAATGATACAACGCCACGTGTAAACCTTGGTGTCCTAGCAAAGAAATTTAAAGAGATACATGCTGAAACTTTAAGGGTTGAGACTTTAGTTAGTGACAATGTAATAGCTACTATAGGTGGTAGGATTATAGTTACTCCTTCAAGCACTCTTGGAGAAGGGTTAATTAGCGAGGCCAGCTCTACTGTAAAATTAATGCATAATAGTTTAGGTGATCATTATATAGTCTTAAAAAGCGGGGGCAATGCAGAGTATATAAGATTAGGTTCTCAATCAGGTACTTCTACACACTCGGATGGCATAAGGACTATGTATCACTATCCTAGCTCAACTAGAAATAAAAACGGATTAGGATCTGTTCCTACTTGGGATGCTGGTACTTCAGTAGCATCATATGCTGGTAGTGCTGCAGGTGATGGCATGATGGAACTATACTCTCAATCCGCATTATTATTACCTGGCTCTAGTAGTGGTACTGCGCCTGTTGGCCCTACAATACTTGGTTTAAAAAGAACTTCTGCCACTGATTATTATGATACTGTAGAGTCTTTTGCAGTAGGCAATTTAAATAATTTATTTGGTGAAAGTGGAGCTGACCAATACGGAATAGCTGCTGGTAATTATACTGCAACTGGTACATGGATGAGAGCGTCTAATTTAGGTTTCGCAGTAAAGTATAACTCTACAAGCACTGTTAATAAATTTGAGGTAGATGGAAACGGGAATACAACGATTGGGTCTGGTACAAATTATATATTTCTAGCATCTAGTAGTAACCATGATATGATTGGGACTGATTTAGTGGATGCAGGAGATATAGTATTATATGGGGGTAGTGCAAATAAATATATATGGTTAGATTCAGATGCTGCCAAAGTGACTCTTAGAGCTAGTGCATCTAATTATTTAGAATTATCTGGTACTTCTGTAAAGCTAGTCTCATCAAGTGCTAGTATAGATCTAGATGGGGTTGGCGGACAAATAACTGCCTCAGGAATTATTAGTGGTGCATCTTTACAAACTGGAGCTAGTGGTCCAAGGGTTGTCATATCTGATAATTCTATTGCTAATTCAGCCTCTATTGGAGGGCTTTGTTCTTTTATAGAAATATCTCCACATGGGTCTGGAGGTGCGCTCGGAGGGAATGACACAGATTTAATTCATGTAGGTATTTATCAAAACGGGGGTGGCTCTATAATGAGGCTTGGTGGGAATACTGTAGCTGCGGGTAAATTTAGAGGTCGAATATGGCATTCAGCTAATCAGTATACTTCGGTTACAACAGGAGATAATAACGTCAATAGCAATGTAGCCTATACGAGATGGCAAACAGAAGTATACGACGGGGCTAATTCGATCCTTTATCAGCAAATAGTTACCCAGGCATCCCCTAAAGGTATTTTCACCTCTATAAACAAAGCATCAGTTGATAATTTCTATATAGGCAATGAGATGACCACCCCTCATTTCGCTGTTGATGCCACTGATGATGAGTATGGGTCAGCTATAGATAGAAGTTATATAGCCACCGGAGGATACTTAAAGGTAGGCCAAAGCATTCAAGGTAACTCAGGAAAGCTTTTGATAATTCCAGCTTCAGATAATGATGCTAATTTATACACAGCTGAATTAAACAGTGTACTCTCCAGTTACGGTGATGATTCTGAATCTAGTGTTATTACAGGCGTTGCCTCTCACCATTGGAATAATAATGTTACAAATATTATTAGTGACCGTGCCACCATATTTACAAGTAGGGCCTGTAGTAGAGAGAGTACTGGAGTTACAACTACTGCTGGTGGAAAGAACGTCTTTGGATATGCATCAGGTTGCAGGACCAATGCCGGGAGGCATTCAATACATAGGCTGAACGGAAACGTAAGTGGTTGGGCTGTTGGAGTCTTATCAAAGCAAACCGAGAATAGTAGGGCGATGCTATTATATATTTTTATATCAGATAGCACGGTAACTTGGTCTTTTCTTGATTCTGGATCCAATCATAATGCTGCTTCATCTGGAGACGGGTTCTGTTCTGAAACAGTGACAATGACAGCTGTTCCTAGTACTTATCTGAACGCTTCGAAGCTGAGGGTAGCATGGAGTAATACTGGAGATCCACAAAAGCTTGTATATTGGCATCAGATATGTGGCAGTGTAGGTATGGTCTGTAGTTATGATGCTTAATATATAACTTGGATAACAATATTAAATAGTAATAAATTACAAGGATTTCTAATAAGGAGAATGTTATGGCTACAGGACCAGGTTTTTTAGGAGGTGGTGCTACCTTTGGGCAACCAGGCACATCAGGGAGTTTATCAAGTATATTTAGTGACCAAGCTATGCTACATAAAAAGGATAGGTTAGAACGCGAACAAAAAGAAGATGAAGCAGGCGCATCTAGAATGAATGCTGTTACTAATACTGGTCAGATGGCTATTAAGCAAGCTGAATTTGCAAGTAAGTCTAGAGATTTACAACAAGCAAAATTATCAAGCATGCAAACGGATAAAGTCGTAGGGGCAGATCAATTTCAAAATATAAACCCCGACCCCAATGCAAATATATGGGATAAAGCCAAGCAAACATTTAGTTCTCAAGGCGTAGAAGCTGTTAAGGGTGCTGAGGGAGCTGGTATGACTCCTGCTGCAGAAAAATTAGGCATGAAAGTAACTCCAGCAGTTGATAAACTGTCTGGCGGAGATCTTGCTGATAGTTTAGATGATGTTATGAATCCACCTCCTGTGTCAAATGCTACTACTGCTGTTAAAGGTGCTGCTGATGCTACTACTAAAGGTGGTGTTGCTGCTGCTGCTGAAGCTGGTAAAGGCGGTCTTAAATCAGCACTTGGAACGGGTATGAATGTTGCAGGTGGTGTAGCTGGTGTAGCCGGAGCTGTTGGTGGTGCAAATAAAATGATGAAATCAGAAACAACAGCAGGTAAAGCTGGTGGGGCATTACAAGTAGCAGGTGGATTAGGAAGTGCTGCTATGGCTGCTGGGCTCTTATCAGGGCCAATAGGCTGGGGCGCTATGGGAGCAAGTCTCCTTGGAGGATTCTTAAACGATTAATATATCTGAGAATGTCTTAAGATACCTTGAACCATATCTGCATAAATCAAAGGATACAAAGGAAGAGTTATTCGATGGTGGGGCTCTTCTGTATGACCTTGGTGATAGAGGCTGGGTTGAATATGAAATCATAGGCAATCTATTCTGGATAAGAACAATGTTCTGGGATACTCAAAATATTAAAGAGTCTAATGAAGTATGGAATGATATTAAAGATTTTGCCAGAAGGCACAAATGCATTAAGGTGCAATTCACAACCAAACGAGATGGTAAACTTTGGGAAAGAAGGTTCAAAGATATGAAAGTATTGCAATGGAAAATAGAGGCCAACTTAAATGAGTAGTTCTAAATGGCAACCATCAAAAGGAGGTTGGGGAATATTTGGTTCAGATCCCAACTCTAATTATGGAGAGGATCGCAGGGGTATTACTGCAAGAAATACATCATTGGCTGGAAATCTAGATACAGCATTAGGTCAAATGAGTAAACAAATGACAGCATTAGATACGTTTACTACACAGGAGAAGAATAGAGCTGTCAATCAATATAACAGAGCAGGCAATGCTCAAGCAAGAGCTGCCGGGAAAGATGAGAGAGCAGGAGCCGCATTTAATCGTGCAGGTGATAAGAAGATGATGGGTCAAGCTAAAGCGGGCATGCAAATGCAGAATGCTGGTACTGCAGCTGGGCTTGCTAGTGCTCAAACATCAATGGCTGGTAAAGCAGCAGCAGCAAAATCAGGAGGAGCAGCCACTCAAATGGCAGCTGCATCTGGCATGGAGAGTATGGGACAAGTTCAAACACAGCATGAGAATGCAATGAAAGATGCCTATCAACAGGCTGCTATATCTAATACTCAGGCAGGAATGGCACAAAGAACCTCTCAATTTGGAGCTATGGAAACAGCTTTTAATGCACAGCAAGCATATGCTACAGCAGGAGATACAAGGGCAAATGCAACCGATGCATTAGGTGCTGCTAATGATACGTATGCTCAAGCTAAGGATACTAAGGATGCACAGATAGGTCAAGCTACACTTAATCAGGCCAACGCATTAGCATCCATGGCTAAAGATATCTCGTCTATGACTAGCGCATACCAAGGGGCAACAGATAAGAGTTATAGTAGCGCAGAATTAGATGCATTAACCGAAGATTTATCATAAGGATTATATATGGCAAGTTATAGAAGAGATTCAAACGTAGGGGATTGGGCAGCGGTAGTTAAAGAATTGCATGGTGCTTATACTGATAGTAAAATGAGAGAGATGAACTATGCATTAGAAAAACTTAAATTAGAATCACAGGGCGCAGAGAATGAGCTTGCTCGCAAGCATGACTTTTCATTGTTAGATAAGAGAAAGGAGCATAGGATAGCTGAGGCAAATACATCAATGGCTACAGCTCCTGAGAATCAAAGGTTTCAGAAATGGACTCAGAATGATGATGGTACTAGCGCTCTAGATGAAGAGGCAACACTATTAGCAATTAATGAACACTCTCGGTTTTCTTCTGTTGGGGCAAATTTAGCTAGCTCTACCTTTACAAAGGCTAATGCTTATTACTCTGATATGCCAGATTTTTCCCCATCCTACACTACAGAAGAAGATGTATTAGTTTTAGATAATTATATGGAAGACCATATATATAATAACCAAGAGCCTATGTCGAATGATGAATACTTAAAGTCCATGGGTGTCCTTGAAGCTGGTGAAACATATACTAGCATTGCGGGGACTGGTGGACAAAAGTTTGAGGATAAAGTAGGAGTTGATCGGGAAACATTATCACGCAGATACAACTCTTTTAAGGAAGGCTTAAGAAAGAATAGTAGCATATACAAGGATACTGCAGAGTACAATGAATACTTAGCATCTAATACTAAAGATGACTTTGAACTTGCCAGTGCGTTAACCCAGACAGAAGAATACAAAAACCATAACCAGGTGGTATCTAACGTAGCATCAAATCTTAAAGGTATACTTAGTCAGTATGGTAAGTTTAAGGTTAACAAGAAGAAAACTGGCTATGAGCTAAAGGATACTGCATGGGCAACCGAAAGTGTTATTGGCAATTTGGTTCTATCTACACAGCCAGAGGTAGAACTAGATAAGATACTACGAATGAAAACATCTGATGGGCCGGCATGGAAAGAGTATGTAGAGAAGATGCAGGCTGAGGAAGCGATGCATCCAGGTATATATGCTGCTGTTAATCAAGCTCTAGAGAATCGCAGAAGTGTTCTTAAGATAAATAAAGAGGAAGCTAAGTCTGTAAGGACAGCCATTAACAGTAAGCAATTAAGATTAAGAGAAGCTGTCTTAGGGAAGTTGCAAACTGGTAAAGCAGATAATATCTATAAAGGCTATCAAAATCAATTTTATAATGAGGCAAAACTCATCTTGTCTTCTGGCGGTGGGAAAGAGGAGATTAATGCATTAATGGAACAATATAAAGGAGGTGCATTAAGTAGGTCTGCCAGGAACTCAATATTAATCGAAATAGGTAAGGAGCTATAAATGTCTGCAAAGCCAAAGAAACCAGGACAAGGATTACCATTTAATATTGATGATCTCACTGAGAATACAGATTATGCATTAGATTCGTTAAGTATGATTGCAGCAGAGAAAATAAAGGCACAGGAAGATATTGACTTTAACCGAGCAATACAAGATAGTACAGATGCTGCAAATCGTAGTGCTAAATATAATGAGAATGCTATTAAATCCTTTGAAAGTGGAGAAGTGGATAAAGGGGATGCTGATTTTCAGGCCAGGATTACTGCTTCTGGTGGATGGGATGCTATATATGATTCCTTAACTGTACTTGAGAAGGGTGAATTGCAGGATGATGATACGAATTTCAGCATCCATGATAATCGCACTCGTGGCTTTATGGAGCCTGAAGATACTATGGAAAGACCAAAGCATGTTGTTGCAGGGGAGATTAGAGAGGAAGTGCAAGATGTTTGGAGACCTGAGTTTGATGATTATATTTTAAATGAGTTGAATCCTATAGCAGACTCTCATTATAATAGAGAAAATCCATTACTATCAATTTTTAATTTTGAGACACTTGGGATGGATCCATCAAAGGCTAATCCAGAGTTACTTAAGCAAGATGATTTAGGATTTGGTGGGAATCCATTTAGCTGGGATGATCCCTCTAAAGCTACGCATGAATATATTAAAAATGAAATGGGTCAAGATGCTTATGATTCTTTGCTTGCTATGGGTGAGCAAAAGTTCCTAAAGAGTAAGTCTACTAAAGAAAAGACATTCAATACAATGGAAGAATGGAATAAGCATGAATTAACCACAAGAAGAGAAACCGAGATTGAAGGATTAAAGAGTTATAGCTATAGAGATAAAAAGAATGTTCTAATCCCAATATTAGAAAAGATGGAAGCCGAAGCAAAAGCAGCAGATCTTGCTGCCAATCTTTCTGCTAAATCTAAAAAGGTAGACCCTCTCAATACGACTAAATCTGGAGCTAGCTTACAGCAGACTTATGAAGCACAATTAGACTCTATATATCAGCAGAGTCCACAATTAAAGCAAGCTCTTAATCAGCAAGGGTCTGGTGGACTTATTGAGGCCTATAGAAACGAGGGGTATGCAGAGACTGGAGTTTCTCCAGAGGCGTTTTTAAAAGATCAAGGCTTAGACTATTAATCGAGGATAAAAAATGGCATTAACTGAAGAATTTTTAAACTTCCTTACAGAAGAAGAAAAGAGAAAAGCAGGAGTATCCAGCCCTAATCCTCAGCAATCCCAAGAAAAGGATGTCGTTGAGGGATTACCTGAATATACTCCTCCGGCACAACCCACTGAACCCTCCAAGGAAAAAGATAATAGCATTGCTAATAACATGCATGAATTTGTTGGACAGATGGTATGGGGGGCATTAGATAGTGCTGCATGGGGTACGTTAGAACTGGGAGAAACTTTATCTGAGAGTACAGGCCTCACTGAAGAGAATGCAGTAGAAAAGTATTTAGCATTAGGGGCTGAGGGAAACTGGGATGATTTAACAGGCATGGGTAAAGCCGGTTATGTAGTTGGCTCTGGACTGGGCATGCTACCTACGTTTGGTTGGGCTAGCAAGGCTGTATCTGCAACATCTAGAGGCATTGGACTTGGGGCTAAGGCACTTACTAAAGAGAATGAAAAACAGATAGGAAAGTTTCTTGTTGATGAAGTAGCAAATAATACATTAGCAAAGTCTATTACTGGATCTACTGGAAAGATTAATAAGTTAGGATCGCAAGTAGTATCGGATATAGTTGCAGAGGGAAATAAATTAAAGCAAGTAAGCAATGGTTTCATCAATCCAATGAAGTCTGGATACACAACCCTAAGCGAAGAAGCTATTCAAATGGGCGCAAGAAGGATGGGGAATGATGTAGCTGAAGAGATTACTGTTAACCACTTGCAGAAAAGTATTGCGGGGGTTTTAGATAGTGCGGCTGGAGGAGCTATTAAGGTTAGCCCAGATGAACTAGAGCAAATAACCCAAGCAGTATTTAAGGTTGTCAAAACAGAGAACCCGACCAATGTTAGGCATGCTATTAGATCTTTATTAAGCGATAGCCTTCCAGATAAAGCACAAGATCTTATATCAGCCTATGCTATGGATGCTGTATTAGTAGGTCTCCATGGTGGGATGACTGCTGTAGCCCATAATATTACTAAATTTGGCGCTGAACATGCTATAGATGCAAAGGTTGAGTATGATGGTGCTGGTAAGATGGCATCAGATATGCTTCATCATGGAGCTTGGGGTGGCTTTATAGGAGTAGCAAGATTTATACCTGGGGGTAAAGGCAGTAAGATACTTGCTGATGATATAGGTGGTATTATAAAGCGTAGTACAACCTCTTTTGAGAAGATGTTAAGTTATACTATCCCGCAGAAAAGAGAGGCCGTTAAACTACTATATAAGGCCTCAAAAGGGGAGTCTGGGGTGCTAACTAAGATGGGGGTTACAAACCCTAAATTTGACTTATCATCTATAAAGAGTATGCCTGAAGCAGAATTAGATGCTATTCTTACTGCATCAATGAAGAATATTCCATCAGAGTTAAATAGCCTTGTTGCAAGTGGGGCGTGGAAAGATATGTATCAGTCTCTCCCTAGGATGTTGGCTGGTTCTGCCGCTATGAATCTCCCTAATATATGGGAGTTAGGTAAATCTGGCGGTAGTCTTAGTGATGCATCTTCAATACTGGGTACTGAGCCTGAAGAGATTATGGCTAATTTATTTGTTGGCATGATGTTCTCTAAGCGTGGTGAAAAGTTTAGAAATAAGAGTAAGTATTGGGAACAGATGTCTGAAAGCAATAGACATTTCGCAGAGACTGCAGATGAAATTAAAAAATTACAAGAGGCGTCAAATTATCTATCTTATTCAGATAAGGTATTAGAACTTCACCACCAAGCCTTTAAAGGCAGTGATATTAGTCTGGCTGGAGATCAAGCAAAGCAACAAATTATTAAGGACCCTGATTTAAAATCTGCATATGATACTATTGAAGCTGCTAATGCTCCACGTAAAACTATGGGTGAAAGATTAGATCGATTAGGAGATGGTGCAAAAACCTTCAAGCAATATATCGTAGATAAAATAGTAGAGATTAAAGCTGATCCAGCATTAAGTGAAGCTGATAGACGCGTTGCATTAAGGGAGGTAAAGACAGCCCAAGGGATGTTTGAGGCTATCTTAGCCCATAAAAGAGCTTATAGTGTAGAAAAAGTTAATGAAGTGGCTATGGAAAAAGGTGACTTTGACCTTATGCTAGAGGGTTTAAAGAATCAGTCAGTTGGGAACCAACGTGCTGATACTCCTAGACAGCTATCTCAGATGTTAACTGATCGAGCCAATAAGGTATTCCAGGAACAAACACTTGGGACTACTAATATAAAGATGGAGTTCTTGCATAAATTATTTGAAAAGCTAGATATACCTTCAGATTATAATCCAGAGACAGGGAAGATTGAGATACCACAAAATGTATTAGATTTAGGCACAAGAATATTTGACTTTGGGTCTAAGGGTGGTGACCCGATGATGACTGATAGTATTGTTAGACTTATCAATAGAGCTAGTGAGGCAGGGCTTCTTTCTGGTAGTACGGAAACAAAAATGGATATTAAGATGCCTTCTAGTAAAGTTACAGGGGAGATTAGAAAAGAACTATTTGATGATGCTAATCACAGGGTGCTTTCAGAAATACATGGGGTAAATTATAGGGATCAGGGCATTCATGCAGCTAATATGGATATGGCTATGGCTTCTGATGCTGGATGGGCCTCGTATCATGCCTATAGAGAAAACAATCAAGCCCATCGAATACAATATGTAGTTACCGGAAAAGGTGATCCTAGCGGTGTTAATGTTGCTGACGCAAAGCATGTTAGGGAATTATTTTCTAGGCTGGCCAATAAAGACATAACATGGGAGCCAGGGAATATGGACACTGCTGAAGTTACGGAGCTTCAAGTATTTGCCAAGAACCTTAATCAGTATCTGAAATATTATAATCCTCCTGTATCAAAGCCAGAAAAAGTAGATCTAAATATGGGTGAGTTAAAAAATCTAAGGGATAAATTGATCCCTATGATTGGAGATGTATTTAGCAATCCTAAGTCATTTAGTAAGGCTGTAACATTATCTATTGAAAACTTCACCAAAGACTTAGGTGGGCATGGCCTACATAATAGACATGACGTTAAGAGAGGCCTTTTGGAATTGGTTAGTAGTGGAGACTTTGGAAGTTGGGATAAAGCCACCGGAAAGATTGTATTGCCAGACCTTCCATCTGTCTTAGAGCATCTCAATGTTTTATATTCTAATAAGCCAAATGGTGTAGATATGACCGAACATTATATGGGTTTCTACAGAGAGTTAGTTGGAGAATTGCAGAGTAGTACAGAGAGAGGTATTATTTCCCTGGAGAGATCAACACAGCATGATAATGCAGTAGACTGGACAATAGCCATAGAGAAGGCTATGCGTGCATCTGATACATATAGATATGAGATTATAGATAGTGGCGACCTTAGTAATGCTGTAGGTGATAGTATGTCATTATCCAAAAGATTCATAGAGATAAAGATGGCTGATCCAGCTACAGAACCAGCATTGCTTGAAATGCTAACTTCTCATCTTAAGCAGACTAATGCTTTAGAATATAAATATAAAACCGCTATGGCTGAAGGAGATAGAACAGTTCTTCATGCCTTAGCAAAAGAGGTTCATCGACTAGATAAGATTATTGATGATGTGCAAACAAATAGAGAGATAGATGGCCCTATTTCTGAGATGCATGCTAAAATATTAGACAGCATAGTTAAGAAGATGACTTTTGCAAAAGATATAAAAGAGTATGATAAGCATTTTGAGGATATGGTTGGACAGAATAACGTTGACAGGGCAGCAGCTAAAAGTATGGGTGATAAGCCCAGGGTAAGCTTACAAGAATTTATTGTTAAATTTGGACTAGACCAATCAATTGTAAAGCGTTTAGGAAAAGCGGCAGCCATGTATTATGACCCCACTTCCCCTAACAACAGTCAATACCTTATAGGTATAGACAGGGTATTCTTTGATGCAAATGGTTATAAGAGTTTAAATCAACCTCAATTTGATATAAATAATGCAACACCACAAGATTTTATCAAGCCATGGGCTGAGAGACTAATGGACAGAATGATACTCAGGAATCAATCTGACCCCACTATTAAAATACCCACTATGGATGAAATAGTCGTTGACCTTCAACAGGGGTTTGTTGACCATTTATTAAATTCAAGAGTTGTAAAAGAAATAACATATAATTCCCAGAACGGGAAAGCAGGAGTTGGTACTGTAGGAGAGCAACGACTTAGCAATTGGACAGACCATGGAGTTACAGGTGTCTTAGATGCTTTCAATTTGTGGGATGGTGCATATATACTCAAGGACACTGGAAAGATTGACGGAAAACCAGTATTTGGATTTGGCACTAAGGAAATGGCTAGAATAGATTCAGACCTACAACAGTTTGTACTCAATGTAGAGAATATTCAAGGGCATTTAGGCGAGGCTGGGGAAATAAATACTAAAGGAACAACTCCAAAAAAGTATATTAGAATAGCTATGGACGAAGGTACTAATCTTATTATACGATTTGATAAAGAAGCGAAGGATCGTATCAGAGGAGCCTTTTCTGAAGGAGCTCCAATGAAAAACGTATTAGATCGTATGGTTGCGAATACTGATGGCCATACTAGGTTCAATAAGATGATAAATTCTAAAGAAACTCTTACTGATTCACAAGCTAAGGAAATAATATTACATGCAAGGTTAATGAAAGCTTTCCCACATAAATTGAAAGAGATGTATCTAGATAAGAATCTATGGGGTGATGGTGTCAGTTATGAAGGGACACAGAATGCAGATTTATGGAAGCGCTTAAAGATGAGCTCATCAAAGAGTGGTATTATTCCTAACCCAGTAATGGTTAAGTCATCAATAGACATCTTAAAGTCTATGAATAGTCCTTTATTTAAGGCAGTTTTAGATAGAGCGTCTAATGTAATCAAACCTGATGGGACTGGTTCAGTTAAAATATTAACCATTGATGAAAGTGCAAATGGTGTTGATGCAAATGGAAAGCCTTTACCTAATAAATATAATATATACGATAGATATGTAGCAGCCATGAGAGAGAGATTCTATGAGGGCTATGATGTTGATGGGAATAAAATAAAAGGTGGAATCCCAGAGCATATGCTTGAGAAGCAAATAGCAGAGCTTGAAGGTAAATTTAAAGAGATGACTGATGCCGTGACATATGTAACATTAGACCCAATGGTTGCTTTCGCTAGCATTATGGGGCCTAGACAAGAGCATTTTACCTTTGATGGAGATGGTAACATCAATGGATTAAAATATGGATTAAAGCCTGTTATAGCGCATTCTTATGTAGGGCCCAATGGTTCTCATGAAGTTTATTATAATAAAACAGCATTCCATTATGATCCTGTTATGGCTGGCATAATGAAAGATTTAGGCGTAGACATGTTAGCATTTAAGTCTGGTAATAAGGTTAATAATTTTTCCCCAGATAGTGGGCCTGGTACGGATAGGTATATGAGGGATATGGATAGCAGTCCTAATCGTCTACTTAATCCATTAGCTCATGATGGCATGAAGCAATTGGTCGATAAGGATGGAGCTAGCTTTAGCCCACATAACCCTAATCATGTTGCAGAAATTCCCCTTTCAAGTATTATGCTTAAGAATATGGCATTAAACCACCTACCTACATTGTCTCAGTCTATGGGAGTTCATACCAATCATGATAATGGTATATTTGAGTGGGGACAATTAAATTCTAGATTTCAAGCAGCTAGAAAAAGTTTCTCTAACCTTTATACTGATCCATATAGGTCTACTAAAATTGCTAGACAAGTAACTGATGTTCTTACTAGAGATGGAGATATGTCAGGCATTAATTCAGGTTTAGATATCTTCTTGAAGGATGGTGGGACAGGTGATACACCGTGGATTCGTAGGCAGATAGAACAAAAAATGATCTCATATTATTTAAATGGTGGATCTATTGCTACTGCAGAAGCTGGTCGTGGTAATATGAATATTATGATACCTGAAAGAGGGAATTTTGCCCAACCATTAAAGCATGATGGTAGACAGTATATCTTTGGTGAGAGTATGCCATCTCATGTAGAGGGTGCACAAGAGCTTAGCTTCTTTGGACATAGTGATGGGACTCATCAAAATGTAGGTTCTTTTATTATCAAACGTTCAGAGAGAGTTGGATGGGAGATGAAGAATGATGTACCAGTAACTCACGGAGAAGAAATCCCTATACATGCTGAATATGTTATATATAAAGATGGCAACACTGCTAAGGTATCAGTTGAAGGGTTTGAATTATTATTAAGTGGTGAATTAGTGAGCAATAATGGAAAGACAACCCCACGGGATTTAAATACAGATGCATTAAAGAAAGCTAGAAAGATCCATAGAGAAGAGCTGGTATCTGAGATGGATAAATTAGAGGCTCTAAAAGGAGAGGGGCCGTTAACTTATGCAGATGCAATGGAAGCTATCGCTAGAGAAGATATATTTGGTATTACCAATGCAGATATCTCTAAAAGGAGCTCAGAGGGATATGAGTTTACATTAGGTAAGCCTGTTGGTTTAAATCAAAAATATAACTATGCTGGGGGTCAAGAATTATATATAGCCCATAACAATATAACAGGCAGATATGAAGTATTAAGACGAAATGGTGATGGTGATTTTATAAAAGAAACTGATGCATTTGGATTAGAACTAGCATTAAGAAACATAAGGGAAGGTTATGCTACAGGTAAGTCTAATAGATGGCTAGGTGCTACAGACTTAAGAATGCCAAGTAATGGTACTGACAATGTAGTTACTAAATCCAGAGGGCAATTCCATATTGATCCAAAGACTGGTGAAATATATTTTGAAGGTGCCTTATCTGAGAACATGGGCCCAATGAAAATGATGAATATGACTGATGCTGACAGAGTTCAAGATGCAGATTTTGACTGGGATAAGTCTGCTTCATACACTGCAGTGCATGGGAAGTTCTTAAAGAATGTATTAAGTGTAGCAGGACACGATCAGGTGTCAGATCAGATTACTTTAGATGCCATTAAAGAGATGGTTAAAACAGAGCAGCAAAACATAGATCTTACAAATCCTAATGATGCTGCACGCGTTAAGGATATGTTAGCAGATGTTAATAAGTTTAGAGGAAGAATCGTTAAGGCGCATCAAATCGTTACTTATTTAGTTAATGCATTCGGTGAATATGGTGGTAGAGGTGCTGATTTATATAAGAACGGTGATGGTAGAACAGTTGTAGGAGAGGTTAACATAGGTACTGGTGGGATGATAGGAGAAGTAATACTTAGAAACCCAATGGAAATCACTACCAATAAGGCATTTGTTAGGACTCTAGTTAAAAAGTTTTTAGATTATTATAAAAATCCACCAAAAGGATTAGAGAATTATGATACTGGCCAAGATATAATTAAAGAAATATACTTTGGGAAAGATGGGCTCTTTACATTGCGTGCAAAAAGAGGATCAGAGCAAAGTGAAGCAGAAGCGTTTATGAATGGCAAGAATTATCCTGCAGTTAAGGATGCTATTGTACGTGAGATGATACAACCATTAAGTAAATATATAGGCTTTAATAAAGGTGAAGTAATGAGCTCAGAAGGGTCTATGCAGGCCACGTTAGCCGATTTTGCATTAGGACGCTCAAACTTGATGTGGTCATTAACTAACAGTTTCCATAAATCAGATTTCAGGCTACAAATGGAGGGTGACTTTAGAATAACAAATGGGAAGGAAGCTCTTTGGAAGTATATTAATAGTACATCTGAGACTCCTTTTGACAGAGGAATGGCAGAATTATCATCTATTCACAATGCCAGAGCAGGCAATAGGTCGGGTCCTAATGATATAGTTAGTACATTGATAAATTCGGCTGCTAATTCTGGATTTGAAGCCACTAAGATTGATGCTTATATGAATAAGAATTTAAATAAAATATATGCACATTATGTGAACAATCAGGCTAAGGTTGTAGAATTAGGAGAGTTAGGCGCTGCTATAAAAGGCTTAGATAGGACTAGAAGAGAGCTAGAACAATATAATCAGAAGACCTACAAGGTTATGCCAGAACATATAGCTATAGTGGAAAAGCTTGATGCTTTAAAGAGAGCAGAGGCTGACTTGAACGCACTAGTAAGTACTTTTGATAAAGAGAATACCTTTAAGATTAAAATTGCTGGAAAGCGCGAGGATGGATCTCAGATTACATATCCTGAAGGCAAGTATATAAATAACTTCAAGACTCCAATTGTTGTATATACAAAGACTGGTAAGGGTAGGGAAATATCTGAAGTTATTCATCCAACACAATCTAATAAAAAATATATTGGGGCAAATGAAATTGCTGTACTTAATGGCAGAAGATTTCAGCATGTTGATGGTGGCGAGTATAGGGACGCTAAAGCTGCGTTTAACGTTTTTGGTGGCGTGCTTAAATATAGAGATGGAAGCACTATGCCTATAACAGAAAAGCTATATATTGACGGCAAAGTTAAAAGCCTGATCCATAAGGTTATGGAGAACGATCAAAGATATGATAAGTTTGAAATGGACGAGGCTAAATTTGCAGAAAAGAGTATAGAGAAAGAGGCGTTGTTAAACCATGCTCTTAAAGAGCTTGATGGCCCATCACAAAGAAAAGCATTTATATTTTCTTTATTAACACCAGGGGTTGATAGAGAGGTTATAGCAATAACTTCATCGTCTAATTTGCCAGGCAGCAATACTACATTTGACTATGCATTTAAGCCTAATTTTTGGGAGCAACCTGTTTATAAGTACTTGGCAGCTAAAGCTACAGGCAGCAGATTTAGTGATACGGCTAATGAGCATGCCTTTCCTAAAGCAGAAAGCAGAGAGATTATGAAGTCTATAACTGAAATGAAAACAGTTGAAAAGATGAGATTATATGATCCTACATACCATATAAACAATTTATCCCATGATATGAGTACCTCTAGAGCTAGTGATGTTGATTTAGATGTTATATCTGGCAAGTTAAATGAGACTTTTTTAACTAAAATAAATGCAGAATCAATGCATAAGTCTGAGATATTAAATAACTTTTTGGACTGGATGACTGGCAAGAGAGTAATGACTCCATCTCAATTAGACAGGTTAACCAATAAGTTTATAGAGAAGGGTTTTAATCCTCAAGAGATGTATCTAAATCAAAGGTTCTCCGTAGATAAGAACAATAAGTCTACTCCTTATGGAGATGCTCATTTCGGCCAAACTATAGTAGGAACTCAGAAGTTTTCAGGAACAGGTAGATTTGGCCAGCCAGGTAGTCACCTTGTTCAAGAGCCTTTGAGCTATGTAAAAGAAAAAATCAAACAAAGATGCAAACCAACTTTTTAAAGGGAGTGTAGATGAGCACAGCTTGTATACCAATAGATAAATTAAAGAAGATGAAGCGAGATATGAGCCCTGAGGACACAAAGGCTGCAGATGCTTTATTGACTAAGACAGTTGAAAAGTTTCAGAATGACTCAATGCTTAAGGATCTGCACTATAATGATACAGAGACTTTATTGTGGCTATTCAAGAAGTCTGTAGGCGTACCCTTGGATTTACAGGAATATAACTTTAGCCCAGCTGACATTAAAAAGTTTGCTATTGGAGTCAAAGAGTTTAAAGCTGATATTGCTCATGCTGATGGTGGTGTTAGCAACCTTTTAAAGATCCCTCGTAGGTTACTCTCAAAGTCCCCAGAGACTAAGAAGTTTGTTGATGCTGTGGAGTTAGCTTTATCTTATTATAAAGACCATACTAATGAGCCTGCAAAAAATCTTAGTGTAATTCTGCAATCATTTACTAAATTGGCAAAAGGGTTTGATGTAAAGCCAGCAGACTTAAGAAAAATGGAATTAGAATTTAGAAAGGCAAGTCATAATTTTGCAAAATATGATGGTAAGAATGAGCCTAAAGCTAGAGCCGCAATGAAAGACATAGATAATATATGGAAACGTATAACTACGCATCTTACGGGCAGAGCAGATGGTAACTTAGATAATCTAAGAGGAAGAGATAGGGCTGGAGATTTATACCTAGGTTTAAGAGATGTATTAGAGGGAGTTCAAAGCGTAGATACACTCCAGAAATCTAATGGTCAGCCATGGAGCAAGCAAGATAAAGTGTTAATGAAGAATATTCATGATAATTATATAAAGATTAGAGAAGTAGGGTATGAGGGAGCTAGAGCTGGTGTAGGCAACTTAATTAGACTGACTCAATTGAGAGCTAGGGAGAATGATCCTTATACAAATAAAATAGTTAAAACAATTGAAAAATACCAAAAGATAATAAAGACTTTAGAGGAACAATCACAGACAGATAGGCATCCATCAGAGAATGCTCAAGACAGCTTTGTTAATGGGGCAATTAAAACTGAGAATGGTAAGCCTGTCATTCAAAGAAAGTATATGCCACACTATGTATTAAAAGTATTCGAGCACTTAAATGACATGCAAAGTATGCTATCAGATACAAAATCAAGCAATAAGGATGTCTGGGAAAAATTCCATGAAAAAGAGAAGAGCTTTGGTGGCGTAATCAAAAGGCTACAAGAGAGACAGGATATTACTATTAAGGAGTATTCATTAGATCCATTTTATTTTATGAATAAATATATACATGATATCGCACGCTTTAACCTATCTACTAGTCTTGATCTTCATTATTCACAGGCAGCTAGAAGCTTAGAGGCAAGATTCAAAAAGTCCAAAAATGCTACAGAGGTAGCTCCATTTGCAGAATCCTTAATGGAAACAATGAATTATACTTATGACGCTATATTAGGCTCTAATATGAATAGTAATTCTGGGCTAGAAAATATGACTAGATTTATTACATCTGTGGAACATGCAGCTAAAATGGGTGGTAATATTAGGTCTGGTATTCGAAACAGATTGCAAAAAGTTTTTAATTATGTTCAATTTGGTCGTCAAGGTTTAAAGTTTTCAAAGGACTTTTATACTGGAGCTAATCATAGAGAGCATACAGATCTAGTAACAGCAGCATTAAAAAAGCATGGTATATCATGGGAAGCCCAGGGTTCTAATGTTAAAGATATAGCCAGTATGACTAGGGGTGCTGTAGAAAATGTAGATCCTAATTTACCAGGTGAATTTAAAATCAATCAAAAAGGCCAAATGGTTGATGCTACTCCTAGTATGGGGGAAAAATTAGCTCAAAAGGCTGGAGATATGGCATCTAGTGGGCCTTTAAGCGGGATACATAGAAGAGTAGAGAATGCCAATAGACAGGAAACTTTTAAGGTAGCCTTTGCATTAGCTTATAATAGTTTTAAATCTGGTGGCTATGACTTTATTAAGAGAGAAATGGTTAGAGATGGGCGTATTAGTGCAGATAAAGCTGAGAGCGTTACGGATAAGGTGGCTGATCAATATGCTGCAGATAAAGCTGGTAACTATGCATATCATGCGACTATTGATTTGCATTTTGATTATGCTAAGTCTGGTAAACCTCGAGTATTAAGAGGTAAAGCTGGTAGAGTATTTGGTCAGTATCAGCATTATAGATTCTCGATGATAGATCTTCAGTCTACATGGTTAAAAGATGCTAAGCGTGCTATGAAAGCGGGTGACTTTAGTGGTCAAGAAATGCAAAGATTATATAGAATGGCATTTTTATACTCATCAGTAGGAGCACTTGGGGTTCTTACTAATGCAAGCTTAGGCAACTTAGTGTCTAATGATACTTTTGGCATGATGACACAATGGTATGACTTTATGACGGGAGATCGAGAAACTGATGAAGGCAAGAGACAAATGGCTGATTCATTCTATGGAGTTGGGCCTGTTGCCGGTACAATTGGAGGGCCAGTTGTTTCTGATATTCTAACAATGGGTGAGATTGCAGATTTATGGAAATTAGACGAGTTTGGCCTGCCACATAGAGAAGCTGCGTATAACGATGCATGGAAAGAGAAAGGTGATAATTCAAAGTTATATAATTCGCTAAGGATCTTTAATGGGCAAGCCGCTCGATTAATGGAATATAGTCTCCCTGCAGCTCTAAAGGGCGATATGTTTCAAGCTTTAAAAATTGAAACTGGGTTATACCCTAGCAAGAAGATACGAGATACTCGTAACTTAATTGCAGAACACACTCCAGATCCAATCAAGGAAAAATTTAATGAATATATAGGGTACGAGAATGCCCCAGCTATTAGCTCCGAAGATAATTTAAAAGAGTTATCCAAGCAATTAAAGCTGGGGACTAATAAGTTTTCTAATAAGTTTCAGTAATATCAGCTTTTAGTGTATCGCTTATATCTTTAACTGATCTCTCAATTAGACTTAATCTCTTATTCATATGGTTAAACCATTTGATATAATTATAGTTTTTATTATTATGGTATTCTGGTTTTCTGTAAATCTCCAAAGACATTTTATTCCTTTATTAAGTTGATGAATGTATTTAGCTCGACAATAGCATATGTCTTGCTTTGATTTCTTTTCATTACCAAAACAGGATCTCTATCATCACTGTTTCCATCGGCTTGAGCTAGAGACTTCCATAAATCTAGTCTCTCTACATTCTTACATTCAAAGCTGTACTTAATAACCTTACGTGCAGCAGGCGATAAAACTATATCCTCACCTGACATACCCATAGTTTGTGATTTAATATCATCTTCCTCTAACTGAGGAAACGTCTCTCTGAGAACATCTCTTAACATATTTTGTAATCTTCTGCCTTTAGCTTTCGCACTTTTTGCAGACATTTTTACTCCCTTCTGTTAACCATTTATCTACGATTTGAGCATCCAGCTCAATTGCCTGTTTACTCAGCTCAGGGGGTGCATTGTTGCGGTCCGTAGAGCCAACCATCACGTATGCTATCATTCTTGCTATCGACAACATCGTCTTTTCGTCCAAAACCAAGGCCTTCGGAAAGCCTTTTAAGCGCTTTTGTAATGGTTTCATTATTTGCTCCTTCTAATAAGTGTGATATATCTTTAGGTTGTTCATGTGTACGATCTAGCACAAATTCTAATGCTTCTATCCACCCTTGATTATTTGCCCATTGCATTTCATCCATTGGATAGTTAGGGTCATCAAGGTATTGCATTTCTTCTGCTAATGCACACTCTATTTCTAGTTCAGATTTCATCAAAAAACCTCTTTCTCCTTTTATTTTTAGCTCCAAATTCTCTGACTGCACATTTCTTGCATATTTCCTTTACATATTCAGGGACTAATGCTGAAACTGCTGGATGTGGATGGCGCAGGAAGTAATTTACTGGTCTTTTCCATACGCCACCACAATCTTGACAGTGAAAGTTAACTCTTTTTCTTTGAGGATTCGAGATAGTCCCGAATTTTTTGTATGCTTTCTTCAAGACTTAACTCCAATTCATTCATTCTAGCGTGTAAATCAAGCATTCTTTCCTGAGTTTCCTCTCTGAATGCACTAATTCCATCTACGAAATCAGATTGGTCAGCAAGTCTATCTTTATATCGCTCTCCGATATTATCCATACTCCCATTTTTCCTTTTATCTGAGTTCATACTGCGTCCTCTCCTAGAGATTGATACGATACTTCTCCTGTTTCTGGGTTAAATATAGATCCATTAGGGGTTTTAGAGGGAATAAATCCCTTTTCATCAAAAAATGCATCTATCTCTTCTTCAGATACTATTTGTTCTTTAGCCATACCCCACAATAAACATAGATATACTATAGCATCTTTAATCCTGCCTGTAACATCCTCTCTTTGTGATTTATGACCCTTAATCCATGCGTTTATACCATCTATGTGCTTCATAAGGTATACCATTAATGCTTGTTCTTTAGATATATCTAGGCTATTAGCTACACGTTCAAAGTTGGCAAATACATTTCTTTTTGTATGTGCATACTCTTTCTGTCCCTCATCACGTGTTTTCTTTACCTCCATCATTATATCTAAAAACAATTCATCAAACTCTTCTTTCTTCATGAATATACTTCCTTTTTGATTTGATTGTTATGTACAACTAGTTTAACATCAAGGTGTTCTCTCTCCCTATTTGCTTCACATCGTACTTGTAATTGCTCTATTAGTCCAGTCATCTTGCTCTTAGATGGAATTACTGACAATAACTTATTAGTATTGTAAGCGGTTCTAAATGAGCCTTTAGCTGATGCTATATTCATATTGCCTTCATGAAATGCAGATTTAGTAATCTCACTAACAGCAAACACAATAATATTATGCTTAACTGCAAGTTCCATCATAGCTTGAGATGCTTCTTCTGTTTTCATGTTAGCGTCACGTTGTTTAGATTTAAACAAGCCCATATGATCAACGACAACTATCTCTGGTTTAACTGCAAGCATAGCTATACGTTTCTCTAGTTCTGCAGCATAAGGAGATGAATAATCAACAGTAAGCCATTGGAACTTCTTATCCATTCCATTTTTCATTTGCTGATAATGCTCTCTTAGGTCATCTTCAGACCAATTCATCTCTATTTGTACAAACCTAGACCATATTTGACGTGGTGACATTTCCATCTCTATAAAGTATGTAGGTCTCTTTAGGCCATTTACTATGTTTTGTAATAGCATAGTCTTCATAGATTTAGGTGGTGCCTGTATAACTACTACTTCACCTGGATATATAGGAAAGTCTTCACCTTCGAATATAGTTCCTAGATTTATAGGTTTAATGTCACTGCCCAAGAATGCTATTAAGCTATCTTCCATAGATTTAGAATCCATAACAGACTGACTTTTCTTGGATTTATACAGTTTGCATGTTTGGCCGCAATGCTTATCCATTATAGGATCATTACACCCATACCTGTTACCCTGTCCACCATGAGACTCATAAGAGCTTTTAACTATACTCTCCATCTCTTTAGCAGTAAATGAACTATTAGGATCGTCTACTTGTTGTCTCCATTGTTCCATGACAACACGAACAACTGACTCAGGGTAGAGCCACCTAAACCAAGCAGCGAGACGTAAAGCAGTTGCGTGACGTTCACCCTGTGCGTTACTAGCAAGCATACTAGATATACAGGGATAATTAACTGGATCAGGATTCCTACCTTGACTAATAAATTCAGGAGATTTAACTTCTTCACTTTTATTCCTTTCTAATACATCAAATACTGGTTCACATTCTAATTCAAATGCAGGTATATCTCCTGGCTTATATGCTATTTTCTTCAATGCTTCAAGCACATTATCCTCATGCAGTATACTAATCGGAATTATACATTTCCACAGCCCAGCCTTTAAATTCTTCGTATTATTGACCCGTATTAACCTTGTTTTGTCGGTCACTGATGGATCAGCATAATCAAATATACCGCCATTTTTTAATGCATCTTTTACCTTCAAATGTAAATTTACATCAGGTTTCCATCTAAATGCTGTACCTGGTAATCCGAAATGAAAACCCTTATTCCCACTAAAATATAAGCGAAATGGTATACCCAAATCCTCTAATAATACTGATAGACCTAAGGCTTTTTGCCTTGCTTCTTCTAGGTTGTCATCTATCTTACCATCAACATCTAATATAAATTCATCAGGGATATATACAAGGCCATCAAAACCAGATAAGGTGTTGTTTTTACTGAAGTAAGCTGTAATACTTTCATCAAAATCATATAAAGACATATATGTATCTTTATCTATATTCATCCAATCACATACATTATCAGCGTCTTGAAAGTAATGTCTGTTAGCTAAACCAAATGCAAATTCTTTTATCATTCTATCTCCTTATTAAATACAAAAACCCACTTACTTAAGACTTGTCCGCAGCGACTAATCTATTCAGTGGGCTTTCATATTATTGTTTTAGATTATTACCTAGAAGGGTATATCTTCTGTTACCGTTTCAGTAGGTGTATCCTCAGTATCTTTCAACTTAGGTTCAACCCACTTACTAAAGAAAGATTCACATCTACCTTTAAAGTATTTTACATCTTTGTCAGTAAACTCTTCTACTATATTCTTAAATGGAACTGGAGCTACTTGACCAAGTATTCTAGTAAATTTACCATCTTTATAAAAGTATGTATTTACTGTCTTACCTACTAGCTCTGAAGTATCATCATTCATTTTAATAACAGTCTCACCTTCAGCACTTTCTAATGCGTCAGTAATGCCAGCGTTAGCAAATCTAAATAAGTTGCCAACAGCAAACTCTTCGCCATCTTTACCTATCTTCTCATAAATACGCATATTAAAGTTATCAGGATATCCATCAAACCATGTATCTATATACTTAGATCCATTATCTAGTTCGCCTTTTTCAGCTTTATTAATAGTGACTGTATGCCAACCTTCATTCCATAAACCAGTACCTTTCTTAGGTAATGTAAATGTTCTTGCCATTATTTTCTCCTTTACTTTCTGGGTGCTTGTTGTATTGCACCATTACCATCATCATCTGCTTGGGCTACACCAACCATAGAAGATAATAGATATCTCCGGCCATATGTAGTAGCAGCTCCAATACCATGAGCATCTTTCTTAGATACTGGCATTCTTATTTCACTTTTAATCCATTCACCTGATGAATGCATTAACATACTAGTAATATAGAATCCATTATCTTCTGCATCCCATCTATTACCTTGAACTAATGCTATTTCATTAGCATTTAATGCAGGCATTGCTACTTCTAATACGGCAGCTAGGCTAGCATATTTACTATTAAAGAAGGGATTAGTACTCTTACCTTCAATCATAGTCATTTGTGATTGTGCCTTAGCTAGCGCACCAGCTAATTTACCAATAGTATTTGAATTTAATACAGGTCCTACCCACATAAATTCATCAGCTTCTTCTGGGGTCAAGTAATCTTCCACGGTTTTGGCTCTTTCTTTTTCAGACATTTAAGTCTCCTTTTAGGGGGTTAAAAAAGGGGCAGATATACCACCCCTTTTCATTACAAATAAGGATTTGCGTTCGAAATGCGTATGTAATTTACGACATCATAACGGACTTTTCCAATAACATTGTGGGAAAATTAAATGAGAATGATCTGTTAAATGGTTGTCCTGTAACGAGTTTCCTTACTGTATTTGCTATCATACTGCCTGATAAATTAGAACAGTAGCTTGTTGCCTTTGCATTGCATGGCTCTGGGCTACCTGACTCATCTGAGTACCAGGTCTTCTTGTACTTACTAACAGTAGGCTTATCAAATATGTACTGCTGATAGTGCTCAGCACCCATACGGCCATCAATTATATATAATGGCCTCACACCAGCTATTCCACATAGTGCCTCTACTGCTTGTAATCTTACTGACATAGAATCAAACCCAAGTATAGCAATGTCATTCTCTCCCTGTGGATAATACTCTGAGAATCTCTCATTATATGTATTCACTGTGAAAACTCCTAATGCCATTAGATGATTTTGCAATGCATCTACCTTAGG